CACGCTTCTCTAGTCTTGTTAATTGATCCTTCATACTAGATCCACCATTAGGGCGCAACTCGTTAAGCCAGCCTTTAACTAAAAATCGTAGTCCTACTATCACGGCGCTCAGCACGGCGCAACCGCCAGCGCCAAAGGCAGCCCATTCTGCCGGTGTCATAAGTCATTAGCACCGATGCCATAAGCACTGTCGGATTTATCTAGAGCCCTAGCTGCTGGACCTGCAAGCGCTGCAACAATTACAGACACGGCAGGATCTAAACCTAATTCATTACTGGCCAAGAATGTTAAGAAAGATACTAATACGCCACGTGCGTAGGACTTTAGTATTGCCTTATGCTTTTTACTGATTTTCATATCTTGCCCCCTAGTAGTGGTATATCGAACGGTTTACTATCGTGATCTCCAGCCTTTGTGAAACTGACGTGTATGTGCTTTGTGTGCTTGTTATATCCTGAATATTTACGCCACTTAAAATTAAGGATTTTGCTTGCAATCATTCCGTTATGGATTACGTACGATATACGCTTATCGGTTTTCGCACAGATTCTGATTTGGTCAGCCAAATATACTGAGAGCCCTTCGGATGAATCCAAGCGAGAATCAATATCAATGGCTCTGACACATCCGGTGCTGTCTGGATTATGATCAGATTTTCTGGCACTGTGACGAGCATCGCCAATCCACCCATCACTGGTAGTGCGCCGATCTGGATACCAGGTAGTAACGGCATCTCTTAGGCTATCCGCTGCTTTACTCAGCCAGGGGGTTGGCATCGTGATCCTCGTTTGTGCAATCCCATTTAGCAGCTGCAGCATTTAATATTGCCTCTGCGTGGCATTTAGGCATCATAAAAATATTTTCTAAAGGTAAATAAGTCCTACCTATGCCAGCAAAATTACCACGGTAATTTCCATTATATGACGTGCGCTTGCAGACTTGACCTCTAAAATTACCATACCAGGTTTCTGTATCTAATCCTTCAATCAATTCGCTTTCATCAATACCTGTAATAACTTCGGTTACGATATTATTTTCATCTAAGAATGCGTAATGTGCCATTATGCCCAACTCACATTTCCAGTACCAGCAGTAATTGTGGTTACTTGATATGAACCACTTGTCGCTGTTGAACCTGTTAAACCTGCACCTATAGTAATCGTTCCATCAGCAGTTAAGTATTTTAGAATTACCACTCCTGATCCACCATTTCCTGAAATATGTGTGCCAAACGCAAATGGCGCTGCACCACCACCAGAACCTTTGTTTGCATCACCATTTGTTCCGTCATTTGAATTAGTGCCACCACCTGTGCCACCACCACCTGTGCCACCAGCTCCGCCAGCGGTTGCGCGAGCATCTCCAGCGCCACCACCACCACCTGCTCGTGTTACTGATGTTCCAGTTATTGAACTTGCTGTGCCATTACCACCAGTTCCGCCACCACCTGATGCGGTTGATCCTGCTGACCCTGCACCACCACCGCCACCGCCAGCAACAAAACCACCAGCAGTTCCACCATCACCACCATTATTACCTTGACCAGATGGAGTTGCAGTTCCGCCAGTAACATAAGCGTTACCACCACCGCCACCGCCTGATCCGCCATCACTCGTTCCGCCAACATTGTTTGCACTACCACCGCCACCACCAGCGCTGGTAATTGTGCTAAAGACAGAGTTAGAACCAACAGCACCAGCTGATTGACCGCCAGCACTTTCTGATGTTCCTGCGCCACCGGCACCAACTGTGCAAGTTATATTTGCGTTTTTATTAAATGTTAAAGTGCCTGTTCGGTATCCACCAGCACCACCACCACCGCCACCATTGTTACCACCGGCTCCACCACCTGCAATAGTTAAATATTCAACATCTAATGTAACTAAAGGTGAGCCATAAATTGAAGCAATTATGTTACCAATCATTATGCAATTCCGCCTACAACATACCAAGCATCTGTGGCAGTTTTAATACATACTGCTGATTTATATTGTGCAAGGGTTGGAGATGCTGCAGTAGCGCCAGCACTTAATACTGTTGTAGTGCCAGATGTAACTGCACTAATTGTGCAAGTACCTGCACCAATATTTAATACTGTCAGTGCTGTGCCTATTGGAAATGCAACGGATGCGTTAGTAGGAATCTTAAACGCAATAGCAGTTGCTTTATTCATTATCTCTAATACCTGATATTGATCTGCAGATACAGCTGTATAATCTGCCGTGTTAGCAGTGCCTACTGTGAATGATGTCAGTCCGTTAAACATACCGGATGTAAGTACGTCACCGGTTACTGCTGGAAATCCTGTTGCCATTATATCTCCTTAATAAGATAATACGTTTTGATCTAAGACACCGTAATCTACGTTGCCTATTATAAACCCATCTATAACAGGTTCTAGTGTTGTGAAGGTAGTTTTGAAGCTATTCGGGGTAATGTTAAAGGCCACTCCGAAAATCTGTAGGGTTTTGTTCAGGGTAGATCCGCCTGGCTGTGTGGTGATTACTGTGATTGGATCAAAGAAATCTAGGCTAAGGGCTGCAATAGTGCCTGCGTTGTAGTCGGCAGTGTATAAATCAAGTTCAATAGCATCACATCGAATAGTAGTCTCAGCTCTAGAAGCTACATAGGCCCTAGCGTAATCAAGCGCCACGGCATCGGTCTGCATAAGTAGGTCTGTCAGGGTGTAGGAATGTATAAAGTATTTGTCAATAGAAGGCTGGTTAATGGCTAATTGAGCGCTGCCGCCTGATCTAGTAATGCTTGCAGAATTAAATACTAAATAGTCATTAAGCACCCACGTAGCATTGGCATATCTAATACCAGCACCATTATCAGTAAACACTGTGGGCGTGCCGCCAATAGATCCAACGGTTACCGCTCTATCTTGAAATACAAAGTTGCCAGAAGCATCAACATAGATTGCCCCATACTCGCTATCGGCTACAGTCTGCAAGGCTGACAGAGAAGTCCTATTAGTGCCTGGATCATTTTGTACGGTAGTAAGACCTGCATCTACATCACGCTGAGTGTTAGGCCAATTAATAGTATTTAAGATTTGATTAACACGTGTGCCTGACAGATCTCCAGCGCTAGCGCCAGTCACTGTTGTAATCTGAGCATTCTGTGCTAAACGGTAAGCATCTACAGCTGTGATAGTTGTATAGGCAACCTCTGTAGCATCTTTAGGCTGAACAGTTACATAGGATGTAATAAAGCCTGCAAAGATTGGATAAGTTACTCCTGAGTAGGTTGCAGTTATTTGCACCTTCTTCATAGGGGTTAGTAATTCAAAGTATGGACCTGTTGGATTCTGTGGGTTAAAATCACCATTTTGATCTACTAATCGCAAGCTAAGTGTGCCAGTCTGAAATTGATCTGCTAATACGTTACGGCCTCTAGCAGTCCTAACTGAATCTACCTGATTAGATACATCAACAATAACTGCGACTGCATCAGCTAATACGTTTACTCCTAATTTACCAATATCAATCTGCATAGCCTGCGCAGTTGCTGGTCCAGTTGAGAAGTTAATAATTGCATTAATTACTGGTACAGCCATAGTTATTGTCCGGCTGCGTAAGTAGGAGAGCCTTGCTTATTTAATCTTTGTAATGCTTCTTGAACTGTGCTTAACACAGCATCTTGTGATATTACAGATCCTTCTACTTGCAAGTTAGTAGTATTGTTTACAACTGTAGTGCCAGCACCACTTGCAGTGCCCATAGGCACGCTAGCAGCATTGTAAGTGTTGTAATAAATTGATGAGCCTGCATACATCTGTTTTGTGTAATCGGCCTGAGTAACTACTCTAAGTTTAGCCATAGCATCTGTAGTAGCTGTTAATTCTTGCGCCAACTTCATAGCACTGTTAGCAGCTTCTAACTCAGCATTATACTTTTTAGCCAAAGCCTCGTTATTGTCCAGGATTGCTATCTGGGCCTTAATGCGTAGTTTAGTCTCTTCATCGGTAGCAGCATTAAGGGCAGCATTAAGGCCTATGCGCTCTACATCAAACTTTTCTTTAAGTTTATCGATTTCATTCTTTTTATTTAATAATGCTAATTCAGCAGCTCTAGCAGCGGCAGCTTTTTTAATTACATCTGCTTCTTTTTTGCGTAATATATACAGATCATTAGAAGTTTGCCCACCTTGATACGTTCTACTTGATCTACCGGTGTTAGGTCTTTGAGATGCTCCAAAGTTTCCTAGTAATCCTAATGCTGGATTGGCAATAGTAAATAACGTATCAATACTAACTTTGTCTAACCCTGTTAATTTATCAATTTTCTTTAATAATGCAGCCATTCCATAAGTAGCATCTGAAATAGATACTGCAAAATCTTCCATATCATCTGCTGCGCCTTGTATTGAATTGTCTTTAGATAACAAAGATAAAGAATCAAGCAACCCTTTGCCTATTGTTTCAGTAGCACGAGATGCAGCCCCTTGTAGTAAATCCATTTTACCAGCGTAAGTATCTAATCTTGCGGCAGCCTGCCCTGAATATGCTGTGCCTATTTCTTTTAATGCCGTTGCCATATTGCCAGCAGTTAAAGCTGTCTTAGACAGATTAACTCCTAATGGTCTAAGAGCCTTAGTTTGACCACGGTATCCAGCAGCTAATGCAGAGCTGACTGCCTCTAAACTCATACCAGTTGCAGCGCTAGTATCTAAAGCTACTTGTAAGGCTTTTTGGCTTTCAGTAACTAATCCTGTAGTAGTTAATAATGTTTGAAATGCGGGTCGCAAATGGTCATCTAATACGCCAGTAGTTTTTTCTAATTGTGCTATGTAGTCTTCAACATTGGTGGTAGCAAAGCCATAGCCTAAGTTTCGTAATTGTGTGGCTAAAGACTTGGCAGCAGCTTCATCTGCAGCAAATGCTTTAATTGCGTTTTTGCTAAACGCCAATAACTTTTGAGCGCCGAATACGCCAAGAAAAGTTTTACCTAATGATTTAACGCTTTTGTCAAATGCACTGATTTCCTTTTGGCCTTTTTTAAGTCCTTTGTTGTCAAAGGTGCTGACTGCGCTTACAATTAAATTAGGCACTATGCAGCCTTTCTAATTTCTGTGTCTTTTATAAACTTGACGGCTACGGTATCAATTGCTTTAACTACCTGTGGAATAACTTTGTTTTTAGTCTCATCCCAAGCACGATAAATTACACGGCCTTTTTGCATGCCTTGCCCTTTCATACTAGAAAGCATTTCAGCAGCTGAATTAAACTGGGCAGAAGCATTAGGGTTTAATGACCTGTCATATCTAGGCTTACCTAAACGACCGGCTGTTTCAAAGATAGCGCCTGATCTAGAATTATTGTAAACATAAAAAGCGGCTTTAAATCCGCTATTGTTGCGTTTGTTTTGACCTGCAGAGTATTGTATTTTGCTTTTTGCAAACGCATAATCGTAGGGTGGAAATAACTTTTTAGGGTCTTTAATTGTTTCAATAGATGCAGTGCCTTTACCCCAGCCGCTTAACACTTCATTTTGCGCTGGCAAGTATCCATGTGCTCGATCACGCACAATTAACATAGCCTGTTTAATGTTTTTAGACATCTCTTTATTTAAATCTTTGTCTACATTTTTCATAGCCTTTTGGAGTTGTTTAACGCCTGTGACGTTTACTGGCATTCTTGATCTCCTTAGCTCGATCCGACAACACTTGGACAATTGCCCTAAGCATTTCTTGATCCATATCTATAAAAGCCTGGGGCGCAATTCCTGTCTCTACCGACAGACTTGCTATCGTGTAGGTTATTGAATCACGCTGTGTTATTTTTTTTCTTCATCCAATACTTCAACGGTTTCTAGAGAATCAATAAACTCTAGGCCGAAGACTGGCACAGTCACATTGGCCCTACGCAAACATTCATGGGCAAGGTAGTAAATCTCCGTTTGCCTTTCGTGATCGCGTAGAACCTTTGAGATTCCTGCGCCATACTTTAACTCGAAAGCGTACTCGACACCCGGAGTAATCTTGTGTTCAGATACTTCTCCGTTAGCCCTTGTTATCTTTAGCTTTGCCATTAGTTCTCCTTATGCTACTGCTACAGTAATTACGCTGTTGCAGGTAAATGTAATGCTTTGTGATGAAATATCGCCAACAGCACCATTCACGTTTTGTAGGTTATTAACCAATACAGTAGTGCTATATGAAGGATTTGTCGCTGATACTGCTCCAGTGGTTTGCTTGATTACCAAAGGTACAGTTGTACCGTAGGCAGCACGCAGGGTTGGAATTACTGTAGCTGCAGCGTTATCGTTTAAGAAGTCTAGAGTGATAGTGCTTGCCTCTAGGCCCTTAGCAAACTTATGAGCAGTATCGCCCATAGCAGTTACTTCAAGTTCATCAAATGATTGATTGATAGTTACAGATGTAACATACGCTGAAAGATCAACGCTGTTAAAGGTAACCGATGCGGTGTTATTTAAGAAAATTGCCATTGTTACTCCTTGTCCTTGTCTTTAGTTGGTGCAGGTTTTGGTGCTTCTTCGATCTGACCTATCTTTTTTAAGAAGGCTAAATCTTCAGGTGTTAGACTCATTTTAACTCCAGCTCGTTAGAATTGATACAGTGATCTCTGACGTTAATAAATCTCCACTTGCCACACTAGCGATAGCTGGAGCGGAGACACTTGATATGTTTAGCACCAAAGATGATGCGTTTAGTTTAGTCACAACGGCGACAATAAAATCTTCTATGCCTGCTAAGTTGCCTTGATTATCAAAGGCTGGTACGCAGATCATTACCTTAAAATTGGCTAGAGGTGCGATGCTTGTGTAGTCATTATTAGACGGCACTAAGTAAGGATCACTAGGTGTAATTACAACGCTGTTTGCCAATAGAGTTGCAGGTGGGAATGCAAAGGTAGACCACACGCCAGCGTTTGCTAGAGATGTGGCTAGCGTGCTTCTAAGTGTAGTTATTGCGGCTGGCATTAGCCGACCAGTGAGTTAGGACTTGAATACGGTTGGATGAGGCCTCTGACCCGATTTATCAATTGGTATCCCATCCTGTACGGACTTGCAGATACCCCATCCATACCTACCCCACCAGTCTGGCTGACTTGACGTGCTTGCCAGATGTCTACAGCTACGATCATCGCAGCCTCTCTGATGGCAGGGGTCGCAGTGTAAGCCTGTGCTTTATGCTCGGGGCCAAGGGCTCGGCCGTATGGTTTAACAAAATGAAAGTTGTCATCCGCAGCTGTTTTTGCGTATTGAATAAAGCTGTAGCCGTTAGGGTATGAACTTAATGCGTATGTACTCCAAAACATTGTGCCGATTGAAGCGGGCACTGTAGTACCAGGGAATGATCCTGTTAATGTGTATGTGCCGTTATACGTTGCACCACAATTAGACACTGTTATTGATTGACCTGTAGTAAATATGCCAGGATTTGATAATACTAAAGTTGCTACGTTATTGCTAATAGATG